ATAGAAGAAGGTCGCGCTCCATACGATCAACAGCAAAAGCTGACATTAGAGTTTTATGAAAAGCGTATTTCAACCTTAGAGACTCATATAGAAAAACTTCGTAATGGAGATCATTAATGAAAGAAACGCTTTTTGTTTTGTTTCTCACCTTAGGTAGTGAGCATATAGAATGGACTCCTCACTTTACGTTGTCAGAGTGCTTATCAGTAAAAAGAAAAATCGCCAGAAATATTGGCAGCAGCGAAAGGTATAGTTGTAAAAAGGAAACCGTTACTCTTGAAAAGAACGGCGATCACTATTATATTATAGACTTTGTGGAGGAGTAAATGACAATTGAAGTAGGTGGAGAAACCTTTAGCGGTTTGAATAAACCTAAAAGAACGCCTAACCATTCTAGCTCTTCGCATGCTGTTGCAGTTAGAAACCCTAAGACAGGCAATCCAAAGCTTATTCGGTTTGGGCAAAAAGGCGTAAGTGGCGCCGGTAAAAATCCGAAATCAGCGAAGGATAAGGCAAGACGTAGATCTTTTAAGGCTCGTCATCGTAAAAATATTGCAAGAGGTCCGCTGTCCGCAGCGTATTGGGCCAATAAGGTGAAGTGGTAATGGCAGACGAAAAGAAAAAATCAGGTGTAGATAACTCGCTATCAGGAAAGGCTAAGAAGTCTGGTATTCCTCTTAGCGTACTTAGAAAAGTTTTCAATCGCGGCATGGCCGCATATAGATCTAGCCACAGAGCTAGCGTCAAATCACCGCAGCAGTGGGCTCACGCACGTGTAAACGCGTTTATTAATAAAAAGCCTACAGTGTGGGGCAAAGCAGATAAAGATTTGGCAGCACAAGCAAGAAAAAGCACATAAGATAAATCATAACCCAGGAGCGGTATATGTCACGATTTATTCAAGTTAAGCAACCAGTAAAGAAAAAGCCAGAAGCTAAGGTACTTACCAAGCCTGGTAAATATACTGCGGAAGAGCTTAAGAAAACCAAGCCCATTTACTCAAGCACAGGAGGAAAATACTAATGTCCTCTCACGGCTATAAAGAAGCTGTCAGTGATGAGCAGCTTATTAATCTAATTGAGAGTGGAATACAAAATTCTACGGGTGATTGGTTAAACTCTTCTGATTTGGCTAAAGAGCGTCTGAAAGCTACATATGAATATGCAGGTGTAGCAGACTCACATCTTATGCCACAAGGTGTTTCAACAATCGTGGATACCTCAACGACTGAGGTTGTTGAAGCTTATACTGCTATCTTGTGTGATCTATTCCTCAGCAACCAGCGGATCGCTAGGTTTGTACCTTACGACGAAACGCCTGGAGGATTTAAGGCTGCTAAAGACGCAGCAGCTGTAACTAACTATTGTATCTTCAAGAAAAACAATGGTTGGGAAATGCTGCAGCAGTGGATGAAGTCTTCATTGCTTTGGAAAAATTCCGTAATTCGTTGGGATTACGTAGAAGATTATGAATATGTATTTGAAGAATACGAACAGATCAGCCAAGCAAAGCTTGACGAATTGCTATCTGACGACAGCATTGAAGTTGTAGGCGATCTAGAGTTTGATAACGTCGCTACCAGAGATGAGGCTACTGGAGAAGACGAAGTAGAACTTATGTACTTAAACGTACGAGTTCGTAAGACTATTAATAAGTCTCGAGTAAAGCTTGAGCTTATTCCACCGGAAAACTTCAGAATTTCGAGAGATGCCACATGCATTGAGGATGCGCAGTTTGTAGGTATCCAGACCGATATGACTCGGTCCGAAATCAGGAAGTATTGGCCAGAAGCATCTGATACAGTAGACAATTGGGACGAACTAGGCGACAACCAAAGCTGGCTTGGCGCTTCAAAGTATTCTCAAGATGTCTCAGCCAGAAAACAGGTCACTGGCCAAGAATATTACCAAGGATCTACACAACAGCAATTGCTACCTCTTGAGGCAAATCGTGAGGTAACTGTTACTGAGTGTTGGATTCGCGTTGATCGTGATGGAGACGGCATTGCCGAACTCAAGCGGTTTATTATTATTGGTACTCATATTCTATATGAAGAAGACGCAGAAAGTATTCCGCTTTCTTCCATTGTACCTATTGATATTCCACACGAGTACTACGGCCTGTCTATGGCAGACTTTGCTCGTTCATCTACTCTAGCTTCTACAGCTATTTTGCGTGGGTTTGTAGAAAATACTTACCTAACAAATTACTCTCCGAAGCTGGCCGATCCAAACGTAGTAGATTTTTCTGCTCTTCAGAATATGAAGCCTAAGCAGATTATTCCTACTAACGGTAGTCCTAACGGTGCAGTACAAGCACTTGCTCCAGAGACCATCTCTACAGGTACTGTTCCACTGCTTACACATTTGCAGCTTATTAAGGAACAGGCAACAGGAATGTCAAAGGCCGCACAAGGTCTTAACGACGCATTGTATGTATCAGGTAACTCTGAACAAAAGCTTTCCGCAGTTCAATCAGCAGCCCAGAAGCGCATTCAACATATTGCGCGGCGATTTGCTGAAACTGGATTTAAGCGGTTAATTGCTGGCGTCTATGAAACCATGCACAAGCATATGAAAGGCAAGATTAAATATAATCTTGACGGAGTGTATGGAGAAGTAGACATGAACGCACTTCCATCAAAGATGGACGTCGAAATTTTCCTTGACATTGGTGAAAACTCAAACTCGACAATGATACAAAAGTTGTCGAAAGTTGGTGCAGAAGTTCTGCCAGCTCTCAATCAACAAGGCGCAGGTATGGTTATAAAGCCTGAAGCGCCTGCAGTACTAGCAACTAAGCTACTAGAAGCTATGAACCTAGATAGTAATGACTTCTTAGAAGATTATACTACAGATGAGTTCAAGCAAAAGGCTGCTCAAGCCATACAGAAACAAACTGCTATGGCGCAGCAAAAGATGGAAGTAGAAAACCAGAAAGCTATGACAGACGTAGCGCTTGCAAAAGCTAACGTCGATTACACAGCTTCTCAGGCTATGAATACGCAAACAGATAACGCAAGACAGTTGGCTGTAGCCATTGATAGACACTTCCAAGAGTGGGCTGAGCTTAGTGTAAAGGCTGTTAAAGAAGGAGCCGAACTACCGCCACATCCATCTTTCGAAGAGATCGTGATGGTGGCAGATCAACTAATGAGAGGATCTAATGGACAAGTACCGCGAGACAGCCGAGAAGAGGCTGGGAAACAAGAAGTCGTACGGTAATCATAAGATCCATCCTGAAGAACTGGCGCGAAGGGCTCACGTAAAGGGCCACTTCGCGGCTAAGGAACGGGATGAGTTCTTTGATGAAGTGTATGGCGAAGTATTAGTGGATTATTTTATAGAATGGTTGAAGACCGAACCACATGAAACAAAGTCAAGAGAGTTTCTTTACTCAGCCGCTATGGCGATGGGTAGTGTAAAAGAAAAGATGATTAACTTTGAAATGTATGGTAAGAATATTCCACACCTATTGGAGGACAACGATGAGACAGATTGATTATCAAAAGCTTTTAGAAAACTTTGATGAAATGATCAACGTTATGGAGTATGATTCAAGCCGAAGCGCCGGTAAGGCGAGGCTTAATTCAGAAACACTAGTTAATTTACATAGCCTGCGTGAAAGATACCAGGCAAAAATGAATTCACAAAAGCAGCCTGCTAAAAAGGAGGTAGCTGATGGAAAGTAATACCGAAGCAGTTATGGACTCTACCCAACCGGATGACTCTGTAGCAGAGGTACCCCAAGGTCGAACTGAGCAAGATTTGCTGGCTGACGTCATCGCACAAAGTCAATTTGTGGGAGGATCTCTACCCGAAGAGCAAGCAGTGCCCGAGATCGATCCGGAAGAATCAGAACAGGACCCAGAGTCTGAGGAAGCCGTTAACGAAGAAGTTGAAGAAGAAGATGAGGCTGAAGTAGAAGAAAAAGAAGGTGAAGATGCCGACGAAGAGTCCGCTACCGACGAACCAGAAACTTATTCTATGGATGATCTCGACTTGGAAGCAAAGGTTGCCGTCAAAATCGACGGCGAAGATACCGAAGTTTCTTTTAGTGATCTTATTAAAGGTTACTCTACTGAACAAAGTCTTTCAAAAAAGGGTCGCGAACTTGGAGAAGCAAGAAAAGAGCTTGAAGACGAATACACTCAAAAAGTAGAAGAACTGTCTACTATGTCTAAAGCTTCTGTTGCTGTTTTGTATTCCAATGAGCAAGATTTTGCCAAGCAATATCACGATATTGAGGCTAAAATTGAAAAGGCTCGAGAGGAAGGTGACTCCTTCGAAATGAATAACCTTAAAGACGAGCGAGAGCAAGTCCAGAAAAAATATTGGGACGCACGTAATCAACGTGAACAACTGACTGAAGCTGTAGAAAAGCAGACTCAAGAGCAGGAAGAAAAGATGTGGGCTGAACAGGTGGCTGAATTTAATGAAGTCATTCCAACCCTTATTCCTGACTTTAATGAAGAGACTGCATTGTCTATACGTCAGTTTGCGCTTGATGAAGGCATTCATCCCGATGTTTTGGACGCTATTGCAGATCCACAAATTGTAAAGTTTGTAGATGACTATCGTCGTCTTAAAACAGGTGTTCAGAAAGGAGCAGCAAAGCGTAAGGCTGTAGCGGTAAAGAAAGCGCCGGTACGGAAAGCCAAGACCACTAAGCAGCGTCAAGCCGCACAGGCTGAAACTGTACGTGATCGCGCTATGCGACCAGATTCCTCTAGTGAAGACCAAATGGCATACCTAAAGACTCTTGCTGAACGCTCCTTAAATCAACTTTAAATACCTTAAGGAGGTACTTAATCATGGCTAGCACTCTTGGTGTGCGGGGCGTTGGTGGACCTCAGGGTCCAGCTCGCGCCTCTGGTAAAGATGTTTCACAACGTGAGGCACTTGCCGACTTTATCACGATGATTACTCGTGATGAAACTCCGTTCATGTCGTCTATCGGCAAAACTAAAGCTACTGCGATCTACCACGAATGGCAGACCGACAAGCTTGAAGCTCCAGGCTCTTCGCGTATCGCGGAAGGTACTGACTACATCGAGCCAGATGCAACTGGTTCAGGTGGTACTGGCGCTACTCCTGCTCTCGGCGCTAAGTTCGCTGTAAGCGGTCCTAACCGTACTCGTCTTGGTAACTACACCCAGATCAATGGTAAGACTATTGCCGTGTCAGGCACTCGTCGCGCTGTAGATCAGGCTGGCGTTGCTGATGAGTATGCATATCAGCTGAAGAAGCGTGGTACAGAAATGCGTCGTGATATCGAGCATGATATGATCCACTCATTCAATACATCTGCTGCGGTAGGTGTACAGGGTAATACTGCCCGTTCCGCTGGTGGCTTCCAGGCATTCATCAACGATGGTGCAACTGTTAACTACGTAGGTCAGTGGGCAGCTCCTGCTACTACTGGCGACGGCACAGGTAAGATCCGCTCTTCGCTGACTACTACTGCCGCTCCTACTAAGGGCTCTCTGGCCCTGACTGACATTGATGGCGTAATGCAAAAGATCTATGAAGAAGGTGGTAAAGCCACTCAGATCATGGTATCTCCAAAGCTGCGTCGTGACTTCTCTGACCTGATGGTTGGCGATACTGGCGTACGTCGTAATATCGACGGCGACGGTAAGCTGCGTCAGTCAGTAGACGTGTACATGTCTGACTTTGGCGATCTGATGGTAGTTCCTAACTATATCATGGGTCTGACCAATAATGTTCAGTTCCAGAACTCTGCTGGTACTCCTGCTAACCTTGCTGCGACTACTGATGTATCTAACTTCTCGGCTCTGATTTATGATCCGATGTGGTTCAACATTGCTACTCTGCGTCCGCTGCAGGAAGTAGATGTAGGCCAGAAGGGTGATTCGACTGTCGGCATGATGGTTGAAGAGTCAACTCTGGAAGTACGCAATCCATCTGGTTGTGGTGCTATCTACGGTCTTAACTAGGCTTAATTTTAAGGAGAGTCTTTATGGCTCTCCTTATTTTTTCAGGAGA